CTGCTCGCGCTGAGCAGTTACAGTCAAGATATGATCTTTCACTTCAATTGTAACATCTTTTTCGGTAAACCCAGCAACAGCTAATTCAACGATGTATTGAAACTCGTCTTCACGTACCACGTTATGTGGTGGATACGTATCTTTAGCTTGGCTGTGGATATTTTCGAGTTGATCAAAAATGCGATCAAACCCGATGAATGCCTGACGCGGCAATGCATAAGTTCCTGTCATGTTAACCTCCGTTTATGGACAGTTGATTGTACCCGACTATCGGCGTACATAATTATATATATCAGTTCATTTATTTCCAATATTATATTTTGGACAAAGTTCCCAATCATTCTTTTCTTTGAAAGGAATAATCTTAATCTGTCTCATAGGCGCGAGAGGTTCTACTCTTTTGCCACTGTCAATACCAATCAAACCCCAATCACTCATGAGTTGAGCGATAGTATTTCTGCGCGCAATATCATTTTCTTCTAAATTAGATTTCTTACCATCAAGCAAAAATAATTCTTTAAAGTGCACAATAAAATACCTGCCTTGTTTATGTAAAATATGACAAGACTGAAATAACTTTTTATCTTTACGAGATGCTACGCCGATACGTGTGAGTGTTTCTCTTACTTTTAAGAAATCGTCAGGTTCGTTCAACGTTATTTCCAGCATTGACGCCGGTGTCCATTCGACAATATTATTTTCTTCCACCTTTATAAACCTTCTTTTTTAATTCATTAATCTGTTCAGATGTAAGAAGGGTTAAGACTTGGCGGGCTTTTTCATTGCTATAGCCATAATATTCCTTAACTACTTCCACGTCACTAGCAGTATCAGGTTTCATCCATTTAGAAAACCTTTTACGCTTTCGTATTATATTTATAAGAAAGTCAAATTGTAAACGGTTATCTAGATGGTGGTGACGGTTCATCTCATTTGCAAAGAGAACTGTATCTTTAAAATATGAAAGACCACGATTGACCATAAAAGAGTTATAGCTTTTTTCAGCTAGATCATCAACCATAAGATCTTGTTTAGTGTCATTTATGGCGTTCAAATATTGAAACGGATTTGTCATCGTATTTACTCCATGGTCTTTGTACATAACGAAGAAAAATATAAAGAGGAATACATAGTAGTACCATACCATCAAAAGATAAAAAGAAGCTAGAAATAATAGCAACTTGAAATGTTAATATTAAACTAGTTTTATCAGATCTATCTAAAGCTTTCCACGCCGCCAGCATAACTATCCCAATCTAATTGTTCTTCTAGCATTTCTTTTGTAAAGTCTTGTGTATTTACTTTATTTAAGTGGTTTATACCGCAATACAGTTGCGGTACAGTTTTATGTCCTTGAGCTTTAAGAAATGGTTTATTTTCTGGATGACGATTTATATTTACCTCGTCCCATGTATAACCCCAATCAGTAAGTTTTGATTTCATAATCTCGCAGTACAGACAGTCAGTTTGTGTATATAAAATTAATTTAGGTGAAGTTGACATTAGCCATAATCTCCGTTAGACATGCCACCACATTTAATTCGTGATCAGCAACAAAAGCATTCTTATATTGATAGTCAGCAAGTATAAGAACTAATTGTGGAATCGATTGTGGAGCAACTTTATCATTCATACGATCATAGAGACCACGAAAGATTGCGGCTGCATCTGTATCGATATTATTTACAACCCAAGCACGCATCTTTTTGAAATCTTTTTCCTTTAGAAAAAGAAAGAGATCATCAAAGGCTCCACTACTAGATGAACAAATGCTGCTGTTAATATTCCCCAGAACAGAATAGCGTTGTAGTTCATTAAGTACTCTCCTCCAATCAGGTGCGTATTTAACAATCAGATCAGCGACTGGTTTCTTTTCAAACTGTACGCTTTCGGCTTCAAGTATTGCAGTTACGCGTTGCATGAAATGACCCATCAAATCGGCCATATCTTTTTTAGAAGTATTGAATTCGTATACGCCACAACGAGAATGAAGTGGTTCAATAATACGATTCTTAAAATTACATGTAAGAATAAATCGACAGTTATTAGAAAATTCTTCAATGAAGCCGCGAAGCGCAGGCTGTGTCGATTGTGGATTTAAATAATCTGCTTCGTCAAGGATTACAACTTTGTAACCACCTTGTAGAGAAACTGTAGAAGCAAATTGTTTGATCTTAGTTCGAAGGGTATCGATATTACCTTCTTCGGAACCATTAATAATAATATAGTCGAGTGCTAGTTCGTTACACATAGCTTTAGCGACCGTAGTTTTACCAAGACCGGCAGTACCGGTGAAAAGCATGTTAGGCAATTCACCGGTATCTACGATCTTTTGGAATGTTTGTTTGAGAGTATCCGGTAAGATAGTCTCGGCAACAGTTTTTGGGCGATACTTTTCTACCCATAAGAAATCATTAGACATATTTACACCTCATAATATATTATATCAAAGTTCACAGACGGTGTAAACAGTTTATTCTTCTTCCATTGCCTTTTCTTGTTGGATGTTTTCAACAACTTGGATAACTTGTACTGCGTCATCACGCAATTTACCAAGAGTTGACATCTCTTCGCCTTTCACCGCACCACGTTGAGACATGGCATCGATGACTGCGACTGTTGAACGTGACACTTGATTTGACAACGTCAACAGATGATCATACTGATCTGGTTCTTTATCACTCATCTTAAACTCCGTACGAAGATGTTTTTTCTAATGCAATCCAATATTGAACATTTAGTTCTTTATGTTTGAAGGTAGAGATTCTCTTGCTTGAGATCTGTACGTCATAATCACCAGTAATGATTTTGAGATTTGAGATACTTAACACAAAGTTAAAATCTACTCCTTCAGGATACTCGCCATCAATATCGATCGAAAAAGCATTTGATGTTGAGTTCTGGCTATCTACAACAGAAAGACTAATTACACCGTCTTTGCCAGTGATTGACACTTCATCATGACCAAGAGCGGATGCTGCTCTCTTAATCTTATTCAGTGTATCATTAGTCAGTGTAAACTTCACCTCGCTATCAGGCATGATGATGTCTTTTTGAGGAGTTGTCAAGGTTTCTTCTGGTGAGAAGAAGTACTTGACTTTTGAACGACCGGTAGAATCACCGACCGTTACATATTCTTCGGCAAACTTAAGCCGAGGAACATCTACAAGACTAAGTACACCGATGAACTCGGAGAGGTCATAGATACCAAAGTCTTGTGGAAATTCTTGTTCTACAATCGCAGTAGCCACAACGTTACGTGCTTCTGAGATTGTTTTTACGGTTGTGCCTTGTCTGATCAACAAATTCGGGTTAATACCGGAAAAGTTTTTCAAGACATTTAATGTATTTTCATTGAGTTCCATATTATATTCTCCAAAAGATATGTATATTATAACACAAGTTCATTGGCTTGTACACTGTTTTTCATCTTGCTAAAGTTCTTTTCTTTCACAAACTCTATCTTGTGATTAAACTTACCATCGAGTATCTCACCTTTATGAGAGATAACGAATACGTTTGTATCTTCGCCAAGTGTGTATAGAATCTTCAGTAGATTTTCTACGCCATCATGGTCGAGACTTGAATCAAATGTCTCATCAAGTAAGAGAAGATTAGTTGATACAGAATTCTTCATCTTTGCCACTTGTCGCCAAGTAAAGAGAAGAGCCAAGTCAATTCTTTGTTTCTCACCTTCACTAAACGAGTCATAGGTAAATTCATCTCTATGTCTTGAACGAATAACTTCTTGAAACGATTCGTCAAGATGAAAATGTACAAAGAAATCTAGTACTTGTAAATACTGATTAACAAGTTTATTCATAACAGGAAGATACTGTTTGATAATCTTTGTTTTGATTCCAGTGTCTTTCAGCATTTCTACGATGACAGCATTATAATTAAACTCTTCAGAGATCCTCATCTTACTTTCGAGCTGATCACTTCTGTCATCTTCATATTTAGCCAGATCGGCACGAGCTTCAGTAAGATCCGTGCCAATCTCTTTTTCTATATGCGACCGATAATCAGATATGGTTGCTTGCAGTTTCGAAATCTCTTTCGAGTTGGCAGTGAGTTTATGTACCCGATCTCGAAGCGTTGAAAGTAGGCTAGTTTGCTCTGCAATCTCCGATTCCACTCCTTGGCCTTCCGTTCCGATTTCTTTAATCTTTGCCTTCCACCGATCCCTATCTCTTTGTGTCGATAGTAAAATCTCATGTTTATGGCTGTCTGAAATGGCTTGGTCGCACACGGGACACGATTCATTCTCTTCGAAAAAGAAGATCCGCTTCTCGAGGTTGCGGACAGTCGATTGCCTATCTTGACCTCTGAGGAGTAAACTCTGTTTCCTATCCTGTAACAGTCCCATCCTTTGTTCGGCTTCTGATACAGATTCATCGAGTCCGAGGCTAAGCTCACTATTCTCAGCCTGTAGTTCATCGATGACACTCTGCGATGCATGTATCCTAGATTCATAATCTTTTCGATTCTCTTCAGTTAGTGCTGCAATATCGCGTATGTACTTCTTTTGAGATTCAATTTTAGTTTTTACGATATCTATGTTGTAGTCTATCTGTTTGAGATTATCTTTTAACTGTGCATTTCGTTCCTTAAGGATTATGTTCATCTTTGAAAATACATTAATGTCAAGAAGATCTTCAATGACTTCTCGACGTACTCCACCAGGTAGCTGCATAAAGGGGATAAATGAAGAGCTACCTAATACAACTACTTGATGAAAAGACTTATGGTTTAACTTCAATATATTTTGTTCGAGTATCTTTTGATATTCTTTCGAATGCGATGACTGATTAATCATGTCACCATTCTTCCAAATTTCAAAGATGTTAGGTTTAATACCACGACATACTTTATATTGAGCTGTACCAATATTAAATTCTACTTCAACTAAACTGCCTTTGTTATTAATTGAATTCACAAGTTGTGCTTTATTAATATTACGATGTGCCTTACCAAAAAGACCGAATGATATGGCATCGAGCATTGTAGATTTACCGGCACCATTTTGACCGACAACAAGAGTTGTCTTGTCTTTATTCAAATTGATCTCAGTAAAAGTGTTTCCCGATGACAAGAAGTTCTTGTATCGGAGAGTTTGAAATTTAATCATGCAAAATCCAAAGCCTGTGCTTCTGTCATAAGTTCACGTACTTGAATCTTAATTTTGTCTTTGTCAAGATCTGTATCAACAGCATCGATATAAGAATCAACGATCTCTTGAGTGTCGTCAAAATTAATCTTCTCATCTTCAATATTTTCACCAAGAAACTCTTGAAAATTCTCGGCAATTTTGAGTTCAACGATATTCTGAGATTGAATACGATCGATGAACCTGTCAAATGTAAACATGTCTGCTTTATTTACAACAACAACCTTAACAAGTTTGCCATCTAAATTTTCAACATTATAGTTATTATAATCTATTTTCTCGTCATTGTACACAATTTTTTCAAATAAAGTGTGAGGATTTCTTATTTTTTTTATCTCGCGCGTTTCAGTATCAATCACATGAAAATACTTAGGATCATGTGCATCTGACCAAAAGAACTCCATTTGACTACCAAGATACCAAATATTATCTCTACGTGAAGAACAATGGAAATGACCAGTCAATACCAATTCAAAACGTTTGAAGATATCTGGTGCCATACCATGCGTGTTCTTAATTCCTCGCATCATTTCAAATCCGTTCAATTCAAGGTGCGCACCGAGCCAGTCAGCTTTGCACTCTTGAATGAACTTCATTGACGACTCATGGTTCTCAGAATTAATCCAAGGGAGAAGCGCAATTCGAAGAGAACCATATTCCATTACAGTAGGTTCCATAACAATATGGATTTCATTCATATAATGGCCAAGACATTCTTTTAACGAGTTCAGATCGTTAGTATTCTTATAGTAAGTATCGTGATTTCCTGGAATAATATCCATCTTCATACCATATTTACGAAGAGGATCCAAGAAATACTTACGATTGTGATTAAGTGCTTTAAAGTTTACAAATTTCCGGTGGTCGTAATAATCCCCGAGGTGTAAGACTTGCTCAATCCCGTTTTCTTGACAGTAAGGAAAAAAGATTTCTGAGTAAAACTTTGCCGAATTGTTGAGGAAGATCTCGGAAGAGTTACGTATACCGCAATGTGTGTCATTTAATACTGCTACTTTCAAAAGAACCTACCTATAATACCAACTACTGCATGATAAGCCATCCAGCCAAAAGAGCCAAATATACATGCAAACAAAAGCATTTCAATACCATCGTGTGTAAGATAGTAATACTTTACTTTATTCCATAATTTTTTCATTGTAAAAACTCCGATAAATCCGAGTCTGCTTTTACCGAGCGTTTGCGTTTCTTTTCTTCCTTTGCAAATTCTTTGACTTCTGTATCTACATTACGTACTTTTTCAATACGATCACGTAATGTATCTACAAATGCACCAACAACCTGCTGTGACATGCCATCACCAAGATCGTTGTCAACAAAGTTCTCGATACCTGATTTTGTAAGATACTTAAATTTTATTTCTTGTTGCTTTTTCTCTTTTGCAATACGCCGAAGAAATGCATACCAAGTAATTTGCGTAAAATAAGCAAAAGCGTTTGGTTTGCCTGTACGAGTAGCAGCTTCGAGATTATAATTCTCAATAGCCTTCAAACAATTTTCAACTGCATCCATGACCATCTCTTCGCGATATGTGTAGCGAATAAAATTGGATTTGTGAGACAAACCCTCAGCGATTCGTAAGAAACAGCTGGCAATATAGTCTGGTACGATGGGAAGTTCTACTTCTTTTTTCTTGGCTTCTCGTACGGTTGTTACATAGTCAACAACGGCTTGTGAGAACTCGGCATTATTTACGTAATGTATGCTTGCGCGTTTTGTTCGTGCCATGTCGCTTCCTTTCATTATGTAGTAATTATATACTAATCAGTCGTATTTGTACATAGTATAATTTTATATTTAGAGGAAAATATAAGTGTGTACTTTTCTGCCAAACATGTTATAATAAACTATAAAGTTTTCCGGGAGGCAGTATACTTATTCCCCGTCTAGGGTTTTGTATTGCCACTCATCAGTATGTCCAACTGACCATTTGGGTTCGGTCTCTACACGATAGTTTTGTGTACATACTTTAAAATCCGGTTGTTTTAATTCTGATGGAGTCAGACTTGAATCTCGGAATAATACTCTATTGTTAGGTTGAGCCGCAAATTGTCCATTATCCAATTGTATAATATTAAAGCTTTTATGTTCGGGGTCGTGTTCAGAAAAATTTATGTCTATTGTCGATTTGTCACGATGAGCATTGTCGATCGTAAACATATATTCGCCGGCGTGCATTTGCTTGTCTTTTCCGAAAAACTCACACCGACTTAGTATTGGTTTCTCTGTAACTGTTAGGTCGTAATCAAAGCAATCCCAAAGCTGCAAAACATCAAGAGGAAGATCACCATGATCTGTTTTCCAAACGAACGCTGACAAAGGAAGCTTGTCATATAGAGCTCCATATTCTGTAAGAAGTGTTTCAAAGTAAAGCGCCTTATATTGTGTTGATTTTACTGAGATCCAAATTCCGGGCGTCAATTCTCCGTGACCATGTTCAAGATCGTAGAGATATTCTTTACGCACAAATACGTTCTCGGGTGGTAATGGATGAATTAAAAATGCCATTAGTGCATCGTGCCTTTCGGTTTAAATTGTATGATATTAGATATATCAGAGTCATCAGCAATTTCGTCATACTTAGCTTGAAGAAAGTCATTCATTTCATCTTCTGATAATTCTTTTAGCTTTTCTTCTATTTCTTGAAGAGTAAGACCAGCTTTTTTAACTTTGTTATATTTATCAGCATCTGCAAGTGCAGCAGCATAATGTAACATGACTGTTTCTGACGGTGTTGATTCACCTACAATATGCACAGAATTCAGAGCAACAAGATCTGTGGTGTCATCTTGAAATGACATCCATGGTTTCAATGTATAATATCTTACGTTATCTTCAAGATCGTCAGTTGTTACAATTTTCATAGCTCTACGAATAATAACATCTGCAGTAGAATCCTCATCGCCATTTGCTACAAGTTCACATACCATTTCTTCACCGTTGGTAAGCTTAAATTGTTTATAATCACTCATGACTTTATCTCGAGTTGAACTGTACTGTAATCGAATTGCTCTTTTTGGTACATCTTAAGCCTTTCAAAGGAATGGAGTAGCGAATAGTTTTTTCTCTTTTCCCAACTAATATCATCTGATATATCGTACAATGTAGTTGGCTCGTTATTATCTGACTTTCTTAATCCTCGTCCAATGCTCTGAAGAACTCTGATTTGGCTTTTCGAAGGTGAAGCAAAGATAATGTTGTGTAAATTCCTAATATTAATACCGGTACTAAAAGTACCCAAAGATGCGACAATGATAGCATTTTTCTGTTTCTCTACAATGGCTCTAATTGCTTCTCTGTCTGTTGCTGATACATCTCCACTTACAAAGAATACTTTTCTATTTTCATCTACTTTATTATCTATAAGTTCATAAATAGGCTTTCCATGCTTTTCGACATAATTATAGAGTATAAGTGTATTGCCTTTTAAGTCAAGAGCAAGGTTTCGAATAAAATTATTTCTATGTCCATTGCTTACAATAAAATCTATTTCTTCTTGGTAAGTTCTTTTACCAAATTCTTTACGTACTTTTCTATCGTATTGTAAGACAATTCTCTTAATCCGTAGCTGTGCAAGTGTATCGTTGTCTTGTAATGATTTTGTAGTGGTGACGCGATATATTTTACCGAATAATCCTTGGAGTACGAGTTCATGTGTTTGAGCTCCATCTAATGTACCTGTTGTTCCGAATCTGTATTCAGCTTCAGATGCTTTGTTCATAATTGACATAAGAGATTTTGATTTAAATCCATGACACTCATCGCCAATTACCATACCAAATTGTGCAAACCAATCTCGAGGTAATTTGTATATTGATTGCCATGTACTAATACAAATTGCTGCTTCAAATGTTTTATCTTTACCAGAATAGATTCTATGCATGGCTTTTTCAGGACATCCATAGTCTATGAAATCTTTATACATTTGTTCTACAAGAGATGTTGTAGGTACAATGATAAGTACTCTACCACTCTGCGGATATCTGTAACCTGTCGTTAATCTCTGTATCCAATATCTTGCTAACACATAAATGATAAGAGATTTACCAGACCCTGTAGGAGAAAGAAGAACGCCACGCTTACGATGAATACCGTTTGATACTGCATCAAACTGATAATCTCTTATCTCGTATGGTAATTCTAATGTCTTAATAAAGTCATATAGATCTTTAACAT